TTAAGGAAAACGGAAGAATACAGGGAATTACTTAAACCGAACTGCTATTACTTAGAAGGTGATTATAAAAATATAGTAAATCAACTTACATTTAGAAGTTCGCATGTTAAGCGTTTAGAAGTGGTTAGTGCAGAAAATGCACATACCAAGTTATCCGAAGCTTGAAAAGGTAGAAAATATAAAAAGATATTGACTGGAGGATTAGATGGACGAGCAAGAACTAGATGTATTATTAATAAATAAGTACAATTCGGAAATTGTAATTAAAAACTGTACAGGATACGGATATTCCGAAAAGAGCAATTTATTTTATATAGTTAAAAAAGAGAGGAAAATGTTTTTTGCAAGGGAATCAGTGCAGTTTTTAGGTTTCTTAAAAGACTATCGTAATTATTGAAGATTAAATAAAAACTAAGAAAAGGAGAACAGAAGCTGGCCAGCTAAGAGGGTACCCTTTCTTAAAAAAAATATGAAAACAGAATTACACAATGATAATTTTCAGAATTTCAAAAGATATAATATACCAAAAGCACAATTAGTAATAGCGGATATCCCCTATAATTTGGGGAATAATGCACACGCATCAAGCCCATCATGGTATGTGGATGGAGACAATAAAAAAGGTGAGAGCAGTAAAGCAGGAAAAGCATTTTTTCACACAGATTATAATTTTAACATAGCGGAGTTCTTTCACTTTTGTAGCAAGTTATTAATCAAGGAGCCAAAAGAACGAGGTAAGGCACCGGCAATGATAGTGTTTTGTTCGTTTCAACAGATGCCGATGGTTATACAGTATGGCGAAAAGTACGGATTCAAGAAAAGCTATCCATTAATATTTGTCAAAAAGAGTTCACCACAGGCATTAAAGGCAAACATGAAAATATTAGGTGCAACAGAGTATGCAGTGGTTCTGTACAGAGAGAAGCTGCCGAAATTTAATAACAAGAACCTTGAATGGAATAACGGAAAGAAGATGGTCTTAAATTGGTTTGAATGGGAAAGAGATACCGTAAAAGAATACCCTAAAATACACCCAACACAAAAACCAGTGGCAGTATTAAAAAAACTTATAGAGGTATTTACAGATGAAGGCGATGTAGTAATAGACCCTTGTGCTGGAAGTGGGACAACTCTAAGGGCTTGCATGGAATTAAAAAGAAATAGTTACGGATTTGAGATATCAAAGGACTGCTGTAAACGAGCAAAAGCAGAGATGCTTATTTGTCAAATGGAGATATAGAAATATGCGAATAGTAGAAGATAAAAACAAAGAAGAAGCAAACACATACAGAGCCGAAAAAGACCCCGACCCAAAAGCACTAGAGAGATTTAAGAAACCGTGTTGGTGGCAGAAGAACAGGGGGAGAGTATGACTAGAGAGGAATATAAAGAAAAAGTAAATCCATGTTATGGGTGTGATTGTTGGGATTCCGATATGGGGTGTACTATGCTAGATACGGATAGAGATTATGCTTGCGTTTTGGAAGATGGAGGAGAAAATGACGGCAAAGGAGTATTTACAACAAATACGAATTAAAGGAACAGTTATAAGCCAGCTACAAAAAGAAAGGGAGGAATTAAGGCAAACGTTATTCTCTCTAGGAAGTCCAGAATTTAGCGAAAGAGTACAATCAAGCGGAGAGATGGACAAGTTTGGCACAGTGTATGCGAAAATAGATTTAAAGGATAGAGAGATTGCGGAGAAGTTGATAGATTTAATAGAGTTTAGGTCTAATGTTGTTGGGGAGATACATAAGCTGAAAAACTCTAAGCATATGGATATTTTATATAAAAGATATATAGAGTATAAGTCCTTGGAGGAAATAGCAGTAGAAACGAATTACGCATATCAAAATATCAGACGGTCGCATGGAAAAGCATTAAAAGAATTTGAAAGTGGCAACACAAAGCTACATTCACCTGTGGTAAAATGATAGAGTAAAAGTCTGACATAAGACAATTCCCCCTTGAAAGGCATCCATGTTGTGTGGGTGTCTTTTAACTTATAATATGCGATTATTGTTGAAAGATGGTAGTTTTTGGGGTATTATATAAAGAAAAAGGGATTTGGGGGAATTCGAATATATGTTTAGCATACCGAGTACATTTAAAAATGATAATCAAGATTATATAGTAGTAAATGAGTTAAGACAGTTTATAAAAGAGAATAATGTTTGTAAGTCAGTTAGCAAAACAAGAAATGAATTAGTGGAAATGGTTGAGAATTATGCGAATACTTCAATTGATAACAAACAAAAAGTTTTAAATTGGATTGATAGTGTAACTAAAGAAGGTATAAAAGATGTTTATGTTAATGAATTATCACCTACGAAAAGTCTTGATGACTTAGGAAAAGATAATTACATAGAGAATATAATAGAGCCATATCTTGTAGGGTTAAACACTAGAAATATATGTGGAAATGGTATGTATTATGGAAAAACATCTCGTATAGTAAAGTATGAAATACATCAAACTATAAGAGGAAGAACAATATCTTTTATCTTATGCAAGATGATCAATCTTGAAACAAGGAATAATGTACAAACATCACAATTGTACCCAATATTTGTAGACATATATGCAGATAAAAAATATATCTCAGTCAGAGCAAAATCAAAAAGTGATATATTTGAGTATGATGAAAATGGTTTTAATCGGAGTACCGCAAAGAAAACGACGACTGAGCGAGAAATTAAGAAGGCCATGGAATTTATTATAGGGGTATTTCAATTGGAGGTAAATAAAGGAGGTATCGTGAATAATAAGTTTAAAAAACGATTATATTCATTATTGGAGATATGTACGAAAACACCTCAGGAGATACAGGATAAAATATTGGGAAATAAGCAATTTATTGATGATACAACAAATGAGATTATTAAAAATATTTGTAGTTTACAAGGTAAATATGAAGATGATGTAAAATATGATATAATGAACACGATAGAAAAATATTTTTCTATCACTTGGCCAGATAAAAATATTTTTACGCTGGATAGAGAGGCATATCCTTTAAAAATAAAGGCTACAGATGAAGAAGAATCTAAGCTTGAACAGACAGCGGCTTTAGAAGATCCGTTACAGTCAAAAGCTATTTTCTTTGATAATAAAAAGATGCTTCAAAAAAGTAAAAAGTGTGATGGTTTAGTTTTTAAATTCAAGAAACTACCAGAGGTTAAAGGAATCAAAAGAGTGGAATATTTTAAGGTAGCTTTGATGGCAAAAAAATCATATTGTCATTTTAAATTCTCAGAATTTGTAAAGGAGAGTGACATAGATAATGTTATATTCTCAGTATTGGAACCTTGAAGGCGTTGTAGAAGATTCTGTGGCAAAAAAACTACAGAGCTATTTTAAGAGTCTCTTAGAGGGCTCTTCAAAAGTGGTTACTATGTCGAAGATATTGAGTTCAACGGGACTCCCAGAGGGCGATGTTGAGAAAGCAATAGTGACATATTGTAACAGGAATATCTTGAAAATTTCTTATGCGATTCGTTGTCCAGAATGTGAAGGAATAATTAAGAGACTAGATAAAATAGAGCATACAGTTGATAACGAAGTGGAATGCTATATGTGTGAAGAGCGGTTTATAGTATCTGAAGAAGACATAATTGTTTTATTTGAGGTTAATGTTGAAAAGCCCCCTTTTTATGAGGGGCAATGTGAAAAAGCAGATAACAAGATATTGCAAGATTTTCATGTTGCCCCTTGCGATACATTGTCACATCAAGAAGAATATTTCAAAAGACTGAACGAAGAAGCGGCTAAGAACAGAGAGGAAGAAGAATATTATAAAGAGGCCAAAGCGGTAGCTGCTAGAAAATGCAGAAGAAATGAGAAAATACAGAAAGCTATAAAGGTGGGATATTTTATATTTTTGTTATTTTCTATAATATTTATATTGCTAAGATATAAAAAATCTCCTTATCTTGCAATAATTATATCTGTAATAAATATGGCAAACACAGCAGCAATAACTCTAATATTACCTATTTTCTGTGAAATTGACTTAGAAAAGATGGAGAAGAAAGAAATGATGAAATTGCCACCGCCATCTGATGTATAGCGATAAATAATAATATCCCAAACCACTTACATAGTGTAGGTGGTTTTTTTTGGAAAAATAGAAAATAATAACAGAGCCTAGAGGGTATTAAAGAAGACAGACAGGAGGTGAGCCTAATGGCAAAAGGAAAGTATCAAGAATGGTTAGAGCCAGAGGGCTTGCTTAAATTAGAGGGATGGGCAAGAGATGGGCTTACTGATGAACAGATAGCCGAGAATATAGGTATACGTAGAGAAACATTATATACATGGGCAAAGACTTATCCTAACATTTCTAACACCCTAAAAAGGGGAAAAGAGGTAATTGACCGTCAAGTAGAAAACGCTTTACTTAAAAGAGCATTAGGATATAAATACACAGAGATAACAAAAGAAAATATAGAAGGCATGATGGTTAAAACAAAAGAAGTTGTAAAAGAAGTAGTACCAGATACCACAGCACAAATCTTTTGGCTAAAGAATAGAAAGCCTGCAGAGTGGAGAGATAAGCAGAATGTGGAAGTGTCAGGTGAAATAAAAAATACAAATCCTTATGCTGGGTTAACCACAGAGGAGTTAAAGAAGTTGATAAGAGATGGATAGCAGATTACTCAAACTAGGGGCACAGATAGAACTTGCAAGACGTGAGTTCTTTTTTTATTGCCAGTTAAAGGCTCCTAGTTTCTACAAAGAGGATAGAGAGTACCTAGTGGATTTATGCAATGAGTTTCAAGCATTTTTGCAATCAGACGAACAGGTAATGATTGTAAATGAACCACCTAGACATGGCAAAAGTCGTACTGCTGGGTTGTTGGTTGAGTGGACACTGGGAAATGATAACACTCAAAAGATTATGACAGGTTCATACAATGAAATGCTATCAACAACGTTTTCTAAGAATGTGCGTAATAGTATTCAAGAGGAAAAGGCAGATGTGCTAAAACCAGTATTCAACGATGTGTTTCCAGGAGTAAAAATACAACGTGGTGATGGAGCAATGAATTTATGGAGTTTAGAGGGTGGATATAACAACTATCTAGCCACTTCACCGACTGGTACAGCAACAGGATTTGGAGCAACATTATTAATTGTAGACGACCTTATAAAGAACGCAGAAGAGGCTAATAACGAACGAACCAAAGAAAAACACTGGGATTGGTTCACTAACACAATGTTATCACGTCTTGAAGAGGGGGGGAAGATAATCATCATTATGACTAGATGGGCGAGTGATGATTTAGCAGGAAGAGCATTAGAGCATTACGAAGAACAGGGTGTAAAAGTCAGGCACATAAGTATGAAAGCGTTGTTGAATGAAGAGACTAGAGAAATGCTTTGCTCGGAAGTTCTTTCCTACAAGTCTTATATGGCTAAAGTTGCAGCTATGGGCGAAGATATCGCATCAGCTAATTACCAGCAAGAGCCGATTGATTTAAAAGGGCAGTTATACACTTCGTTTAAAACGTATAAAGGTTTGCGGCCAGAGTTTAAGGAAATACGAAATTATACGGATACAGCAGACGAGGGAAAAGATTATCTATGTTCTATTACCTATGGAGTTACATTCTCAAACGAAGCCTATATTTTAGATGTGTATTACACAAAGGAATCAATGAATACAACCGAACCAGAGGTAGCCAAAAGGTTATATGAATACAAAGTTAATAGAATAGATATAGAGTCTAATAATGGTGGTCGAGGATTTGCTAGGAGCATTGAGAATATTTTGACAAAAGAAATAGGAAGTAATTATACAGTTATTATTCCATTCACACAATCTAAGAATAAACAGGCGAGAATATTGTCAAATGCCACATGGATAATGAGTCATATCTATTTTCCAGAAGATTGGCGATTTAGGTGGAGTGATTACTATAAATCAATGATTAAGTACCAACGAGAAGGTAAAAATAAGCATGATGATGCACAGGATGCTACAACGGGGATTGCTGAAAAGATAGGAATAGGCAGCACATTTAGTTTTGAGTAGGAGGTAAGCATGTTATTTGGATATGAAAGTGAAACAGAACGGGTAAACAGGATAGTGAACGAAGCAGCAAGACAACAGATTACAGACAAGGAGTTTATTGCAAAAGAGATAGAGAACTTTAAGTGTTCGAAAAAGCATATTTGGATGCAAAAAGGTGATAGGTACTACAGAGGAGAACATGATATACTGCAACAGAAAAGAGAAATGATTGGTGCGAGTGGTGAATTAGAGGAGGTAAAGAACTTACCTAATCACAAAATAGTCGATAACCAATATAAGAAGATGGTGGTGCAGAAGAGTAATTATTTATTGGGTCAACCAATATCGTTTAAAACGGATAATGCTCAATATGCTAAGGTATTGCGAAAGACATTTGGAAAAAGATTTCAGAAACTGATTAAAAATATTGGGGAAAACTCTTTAAATTGTGGTATATCATGGTTATATGTCTATTACAATGATAGTGGTGAGTTATCCTTTAAGAGATTCCCAGCTACACAGGTAGTACCACAGTGGAAAGATGCAGAACATGAGGTATTAGATTATCTGATACGTTTCTACCCAACTATATTATGGGATGGGCAACAAGAAAAAGAGGTTGAACGAGTAGAAGTATATAAAAGTGAAGGTATATATAAATACATACTAGACGGTAGTAGTTTGCAGGAGGAAGAGGAGTTTTTTGTTTCCTATTTTTACGTTGTTGAAGGAGAAGAAAAGGCTGCTTATAACTGGTCTAAAATACCAGTTATTCCATTCAAATATAATAATTTAGAAATACCACTTATCAAAAATGTTAAAACTTTGCAAGATGCAATAAATACAATAGAGTCGAATTTTCAAAATAATATGTGTGAAGATACTAGAAATACTATATTAGTATTAGTGAATTACGATGGCACAGATTTAGGTGATTTTAGAAAGAATCTTTCTACATATGGTGCTGTAAAGATTAGAGATGTAGACAGCAACAAGGGGGATGTGAGGACTCTACATATAGAGGTTAATGCGGAGAACTATAGAACTATATTAGAAATACTTAAAAAGGCTATTATAGAGAATGCTATGGGCTATGATGCCAAAGACGACCGTATGGGTGGCAGTCCGAATCAGATGAACATAGAGAGTATGTATAATGATATTGATTTAGATGCAAATAGCATGGAAACGGAATATCAAGCAAGCTTTGAAGAGTTGCTGTGGTTCATCAATATGCACTTAAATAATAGTGGGCAAGGTGATTTTGAAGATGAGGGAGTAGAGGTTATTTTTAACAGGGATATGCTAATCAACGAAAAAGAAGCAATAGAGAGTTGTCAAAGTTCTGTAGGAGTATTATCATTGGAAACAATAGTATCTCAACACCCTTGGGTAGATGATGTAGCCGCTGAACTAGAACGCATTAAGGCGGAAAAACAAGAAGAAATAGAGAGTTATGGATATGGCGGTGACCCTTTTAGGAAACAAGAGAACCTAGAGGTGAAAAATAATGGAAAAACAAAAGAATAGCGATTATTGGAAAGAACGTTTCCAGCAATTAGAAGAGGCTAGGAATCAACAATCTGTAACTGTGTATGCAGATATAGATAGAGAGTATAGGAAAGCACAGAACACTATTGAGACATCCATACAGACGTGGTGCAATCGTTTCGCAGTCAATAATGAGATTTCATTTAACGAAGCTAAGAAAAGGCTAAATGCAAGTGAATTAAAAGAGTTTAAGTGGACAGTTCAAGAGTACATAGAAAAAGGTCAAGTAAATGCATTTAGTAGCGAATGGATGAGAGAGTTAGAGAATGCTTCTACAAAGTTCCATGTATCACGTTTGGAAATGCTAAAAACACAAATACAACAAGCTACTGAAACAGTATTTGGAAATCAATTAGATAGTGTAGATAAGTTAGTTAGAAATTCATTTAAAGATGCTTATTATCAATCTGTGTTTGAAATACAAAAAGGATTTAATACTGCCTGGAATATAGCACAAGTAAATGAAAATAAACTAAGTACTCTATTGGCAAAACCTTGGGCAGCAGATGGTAGGAATTTCAGCGAACGCATATGGGGTAATAAAAATAAACTCATGAGTGAGATACAGACAGAACTGACTCAAATGTGTTTATTAGGAAAAGGCCCACAAAAAGCGATTGATAATATAGTGCGAAAAATGAAAGTATCCAGAAGTCAAGCGGGTGCGTTGGTGTCAACTGAATCTGCTTACTTCTCTTCTCTGGCACAAGAAGAGTGCTTTAATGATTTAGGGGTAGAGCAGTACCAAATTATTGCAACGCTAGATAATCTAACATCAACTATCTGTCAAGAATTAGACGGAAAAGTATATAACATGAAAGATTATAGAGCTGGTTCTACTGCTCCACCTTTTCATGTGCATTGTAGATCATGTACTGCTCCATATTTTGATGATGATTTTGGAGAGAGAATAGCAAGAGGGGAAGACGGAAAGACTTATCATGTGCCTAGCGACATTACTTATTCAGAGTGGGAAGAAAAGGCTATTCTTAAAACTGATATGTCTGAATTACAAAAAGCAGACTATTTAAAATCTGCTAGAGAAGAGCAGGAAATTACTGATGACTTGAAGAAGATAATCTCTAGTACAGGTGGAGAATTAACAGGTCTTGAATATAGGTTAAAAACACCAGAATCTTATATGAGAAAAATTAATGAGGATATGGTGAAGAAGGGAATAACTGAGACAGAGGCAATTAATAGTATTTATGATACTGTGAGATATACAAGTATATCGTCATCTGAGAATTATGTGAAAAGTTATGTGGACATTGTTGAAAAGTTAGAGGATAAATGCTATACTTTAAATAGAGTTAAGAATACTTGGATTAATTCGCATTCAGCATACAAAGGAGTGAACACCATTATTGAATCTCCGTCGGGGCAGCGGTTTGAATTGCAATTTCATACAAGAGAAAGCTTTGATTTAAAGCAAGGAGAACTACATAAACTATACGAAGAAGCACGTTTGAGTGAAACTTCACAGGAAAGGTGCGATGAACTAGTGTCATCAATGGTGAAACTTTCATCAAAACTAGTAGAACCTCCTGGTATAAGCCGTATAAAAGGAAGAGGTGATTGATATGATTAATTATAATTACTATTTGATTGATGGCAATATTATTGTACGGAATCTCAAAGGTTTATATGAAAGATATATCAAGGATAAAGGCTGGATAGAAGATCGTGATATGATAGGAATTATGACTGGTCATATACCTTTTTATAAAGAACTTACTGAAAAAGAAGTTATAGCTAGGGTTGCAAATCTAAGTAAGGAGGTGTAATGTGCGATGTATGAAAAAGCCTTAAAGTTGGCAAGGAAGGCACATGATGGACAGGAAGATAAAGGTGGTCAGCCATATATTTATCATCTAATTACGGTATCTGATGGGGTAGAGGGAGAAATTGAGAAGGTCGTTGCACTTTTACATGATATTGTTGAAGATACAGATTATACTTTAGAAAAATTGAAAACACAGGGATTTTCAGACGAAGTGGTTAGTGCAATTGATTGCTTAACAAAGCGTAAAAATGAAATATATGAAGATTATTTAAGACGAGTTTCATCAAATGTACATTCTACTCGTGTGAAAATAGCGGATTTAAAACATAACATGGATACAGAGCGTTTAGAAAAGATTACAGAAAAAGATTTAAAACGGATTGAAAAATATAAGTTTGCAACCGATTATTTATCATGTTTGATAGAAGAGTAATGAAAGTGAAGAAATGATAAAAGAATTTTATGATAAAGGAATGGTTGTTTTAGATGGAAAAATTACACGTTGATCAGTGGGCTTCACATTCTACACGAGAAGTACCATTTTGGAGAGATGATATAACTATTGAAGAGTACGAGGAAGAACGCATACATTGGCTTACTCATTTAGCAGAAAAACGGATGAGCGAATATAAGCCACTGTATAAAGAACGTCCTCTAGTTATTAATACCCTTAGGGAAATATAAAATTGTTGAATTTTGGCAAAGATTGGTATATAATCGAAAGAAAATATATCAGGGAGAAAAGGGAAGTGAAAGCGAAAAGAATAATAGGAATAGTGCTAATTTTGATAAGCACATTAGTGGTGGCAACAACAGAAAATAAGACGGAGGCGGTGCCAGCGGCAATTATTCTTACGTTGATTGGTTTGGTGTTATTATTTAAGAAGTCAAAGGCACAGAGAGCGGCGAATTGGGTTGAAAAAAACAAGCAGAAAAATCAACAAGCTCTACAACGAGGAGTTAGCGTGCAAGTAAATCATGTATCAGGCTTGGCAGTAGCTGAGAATGTATTATGTGATATAGAGTGTGATGAAACAATGGTATCAATATCGGCATCAGGTGCAGTATTTAAGATACCAATGGAGAGGGTTACTGTTTTTGAGATATTTACAAATGTAGAGATACAAAAACATTATGTATCGAGTGTAGGAGGAGCAGTAGGTGGTGCAGTGTTATTTGGACCATTAGGTGCTATGGTTGGTGGTAGAGCGAAGCAAAAAGAGACAAAAACGACAACCAGTTATCTAATCATTAACTATAAAAAAGAAAATGAAGTATTAAGTGTAAGTTTTGAAATACCAGTACATCAAGTGAGTAAGGCTATCAAAATGAAGCATGCAGCTAATACAAAAAGAAGTAATGAAGTTATGGAAATTGAATTATAAAGTTCGAACCACTTACATTTGTAGGTGGTTTTTTCATGCCCTAAAACAAGGCGTAAAACTGTTTTAAACGCCATAAATCAAGTCAGAAAAGACGTATAAAATCGTAGATGAAAGGATGGAAATGAATATGGAAAGAAAGTTTTTAAAAGAGCTAGGTTTGGAGAAAGAGGTAATTGACCAAATCATGACCGAGAATGGAAAAGATATCGAAAAAGCGAAAGAGGTAGCGGGCGAGCCGGCAAAAGAATTGGAAACGGAATTAGAAAATCTTAGAGGGCAAATAAAAGAGCGTGATAAGCAATTAGAAACCCTCAAGCTAAGTGGTGAAGATGTCGAAACATTAAAAGGTCGAATCGAAACATTGCAAGAAGAAAATAAGAGCAGAGAAACAGAACTGCAAGCAGAAATGCAGCAGTTGAAGTTAGACAATGCAGTAAGTAAAGCACTAACAACAGCTAAAGCAAAGAATGAAAAAGCAGTGAAAGCATTATTGGAATTGGACAGTTTGGAACTGGATAAAGACGGTAGTGTAAAGGGTTTGCAGGAACAAATTGAAAAGTTAGCAAAAGCAGATGATTCTAAGTTCTTGTTTGAAACAGAAACGAAGCAGAAACAGAAAATGAAAGGTGTAGAGCCTGGCAATCCAGGAGTCGAAATAGGTGATGAAAAAGGAGATTTTTCTAAAATGAGTTACACCGAAATAACGAAATATCTGGCAGAGAATCCAGAAGCAAAAATTGATTAGAGAAAAGGAGAGTTAAAAAATGGCGAATGTAAAATTTGATAGTAAGAGTTTTAACCCGGAGGCATTTAAGTATTCAACGGAGAGAGTGCCGAATTTAAGATTGAATGAAATGAGAAAATCTAAAGCGTTAAGGGGTAGTGGTGATATTAGAGATGTAATTACTTCTCAAAATGGTACAGCATATGCAAGAATCGCAATGAGAGGTTTGCTTGATGGTGATGCAGTAAATTATGATGGTCAAACTGACATTGAAGCGACATCAACTAAAACTTTTGAAAGAGGTGTTGTTGTTACTGGTAGAGCAAAGGCTTGGATGGAAAAAGATTTTTCTTATGATATTACTAGTGGCGTTGATTTTATGGACAATATCGCACAGCAAGTAGCAGAATACAAGGAAGGATTAGACCAAGATACTATTTACGCAGTGCTAAAAGGAGTTTTTGATATGACTAGCACAAAAGGTGCAGAGTTTGTAAAAAGACATACAAACGATGTTACAGAAGTAGGTGATGGTCTAATGACTCCAACAACATTGAATAGCACAACAAACAAAGCATGTGGAGCAAATAAGAAGAAGTTTACACTTGTATTTATGCATAGTAATGTAGCAACAAACTTAGAAAACTTAAACTTGCTAGAACACTTGAAGTACACAGATAAAGACGGAGTAACAAGAAATTTAGATTTAGGTACATGGAATGGAAAGCTGGTAATTATTGATGATGGTTTGCCTACCGAGGAAGTCGAAGAGGTAGTGGATGGTAATACAGTGAATTATACCAAGTATACCTCTTATGTACTAGGAGATGGTGCAATTGATTATGAAGATATTGGTGCTAAAGTTCCATATGAAATGGCTAGAGACCCACGTACAAATGGTGGTGAGGATACATTGTATATGCGCCAAAGAAAAGTCTTTGCTCCATATGGAATTTCCTATGAAAAGAAATCGCAAACATCTTTATCTCCAACAGATGAGGAGTTAACAAAAGGAGAAAATTGGGATTTGGTGCATAGTGGGGAAACTACAGCTTCTAAGAGAACATACATCAATCATAAAGCAATTCCGATTGCACGTATTATTTCCAGAGGCTAATAGTGGGAGGTGATTGTTGTGTTAGGGAGTGTAAAGGAACGCTTAGAAAGTCTAGGATATACTTTTAAAGAGGAAGATATATGGGTACTTGAATTTTGTATAAAGAAAGTAGAAGATAGCATTAAAAGTCGGTGCAATGTCACTACTGTACCAGAACAGTTGCTGAATAAAGCCATAGATTGTGTTTGTGGAGAATTTCTGTATGGAAAAAAACAGACAGGGACTTTGGATATAGAAATGGAAACAGCGATTAAGCAGATAAAGGCAGGAGATACAACGGTCACATATGATGAGGCGGCATCTGATAATAAAAAGTTGGATGCCTTATTTTTCGGACTGATGCATATAAGCGAGGAGGAAATAGCGTGTTATCGCAAGTTACTTTGGTAAGCTTAAAAAAAAGCATAGAAAAGACATATTGGCATAAATGTACTGTTATAAATTTTGAAACGTATATAAAGGCGAATAAGTCCACAGGCACAAGAGAAGTTACAGTGATAGAAGATAGACCATGCAAACTTTCTTATAGTTCGTTGAGCGTGGCTACAGAATCGGAAACAGTAACTTCTATTACGCAGGTACCCAAGCTATTTATAGACCTAGATGTGAAAATTAAGCCAGGCTCTAGGATTATTATAACAGACCAGCAAGGCAGACTATCGGAATATAAAAATTCTGGTGAACCTGGTGTATTTTTAGTGCATCAAGAAATTCCATTAAAATTAACAAAGGAGTGGGCTTAATGGGAAAGTGGGGAAAATGCGATATCAAAGAACTACTTAAACTGCAGAAGAGATTAGAACAGGAACAACAGTCAGTGGATGCTTTTTTAGAAACTTGTACAAAACAATTGGTGGCTAGACTGTTAGGGAAAGTTATTAGGCGAACTCCAGTTGGAAAAGCACCTAAGATTGATGGGGTTAAAAGTTCTAAAATTGTTGGTGCTAGTGGAAAAAAACAGTCCTTTTTAACAGCAGATGCTGCGAGATATGCGAAGTATTGGGCTGGATATACTGGGGGAACTCTAAGACGTGGTTGGACTGGTGGAGCAACACAAGATGCAAGTTCCTATGCCAACAACCTTACAGTTCATAAAATTGGTGGAGGTTACAAGATAGAAATAAATAACCCAGTAGAATACGCTCCTTACGTGGAATTTGGCCATATGCAACAACCTGGGAGGTTCGTACCTGCATTAGGTAAGCGATTAAAAAAGGGTTGGGTAAAAGGTCAATTCATGCTTACGGAATCGGAGGCAGAGTTAGCACAGCAAAGTCCTAAAATTTTAGAAAACTTATTGAAAAAGAAATTAGGTGATTTGTTTGATTAGCAATATAGTAGATACTATCTGTGCAATATTAGTAGATAGTTTTGAGTTTGTAGTATTTACGGATGGCATAGAACAGGGCTTAGAAATGCCTTGTTTTTTTGTGTCTTGTACTAATCCGAAAAGTGAGTTGTATATAGGGAGAAAGTACAAAAGGAATTATCTTTTTTCGGTGCAGTTCATGACTGAGAATGAAAATGCAGACTTATATAGTATAGCAGAGCAACTAGAGGATTTACTGGAGGTAATAGATGTAAAGGGGGACTTTTACAGGGGAAGTAATACAAATATAGATATAAGGAGTGGGCTGCTGACATTTACAATCAGTTATCCATTTTTTGTATATAAAGAGCCTTCGGAAAAAGCAGAGGAAATGGAAGAATTAGAAGAAATTCAAAATATAAAGGAGTGATAGGCATGGCAAAGAAAGTAAGTGATGAAGTTCAAGCAGTGACAGAAGAAAAAAGATATAGCAAGGAAGAAATTGTTAAATCTGTTAAGTATTCAAATCGTTCGGACTTGCTCAAAGTTTTATTAGAAGATGGTGGAACATTTGCAGAAAAAGATGTTAATGAACGAATAGAGAGATTTATGAAAGGAAAGGTGAAATAAATGGGATTTGGTGGCGGAAATTTTTTAACACAAAATAAAGTTCTTCCTGGTACATATGTAAACTTCATTAGTGCATCGCGAGCAAGTTCAAGTTTTAGCGACCGTGGAGTCGCAGCAATTGGACTTGAGTTGGATTGGGGGGCTGACAATGAGGTAATCGAAGTAACATCGGGGGATTTTAGCAGCAATTCAATTAGTTTGTTTGGATATGCCTATTCAAATGAGAAATTAATAGGTTTAAGAGAGTTGTTTAAAAATGTTAGAACTCTCTATGTCTATAAGTTAAATACGGGCTCTAAGGCGAGCAATGAGTACGTAACAGCTCGACACAGCGGAATAAGGGGCAATGATTTGAAAATTGCAATATCTGTTGATTTGGATGGAAATTATAATGTAAGGACTTTATTGAATACGAGTATTGTGGATACACAAACAGTCACAGAGGCTTCTGAATTACTGGATAATGATTTTGTGGTATTCAAAAAGGAAACTTCTTTAATTGAAACAGTGGCAATAGAATTGACAGGGGGGGCAAATGGTATAGTAGATGGCTCATCCCATCAAGAATTTTTGGATAAGATAGGGTCATATACTTTTAATGCAATTGGAGTAGTGGCTACAAGCGAAAATATTAAGTCTCTATATGTCGAATTTACAAAACGAATGCGGGATGAGGTGGGAAGCAAATTTCAATGCGTAGTCTATAATAAGGCAGCTGACTATGAAGGTGTGGTTGATGTTAAAAACAAATGTGCTGAAAATGAAGCAGGATTGGTATATTGGGCAACTGGTATAGTAGCAAGTTGTGAGGTCAATAAATCTAATCAAAACAGACTATATGACGGAGAATTTACAGTTAGTGCAGCCTATACTCAAGCCGAGTTAGAGCAAGCTATGAAAGCCGCAGAATTTACGTTGCATAAGGTGAGCGGGGATATTCGTGTACTAGCGGATATTAATTCGCTTAAAACCTTTACAGATACAAAAGGAGCAATATTTCAAGACAATCAAACGGTCAGAGTTACTGATCAAATTGCAAATGATATAGCCCTGTTATTTGCGGAAAAATACATCGGAAATATCCCAAATGATGAAAGTGGACGTATTAGTTTGTGGTCTGACATAGTTCAACATCATCAGAGATTGCAAGATATTAGAGCAATTGAGAATTTTTCTGACTCTGACGTAACAGTATTGCAAGGAGATACGAAAAAGTCAGTAGTCGTCAATGATGCAATTACTATTGTAAACACAATGTCGCAATTATATATGACAGTTGAAGTGCAGTAAAGGAGGGAAAGACAGTATGAAAAATGTAATGAAAGCAAAAGAAGCCATATCTGCCAAACTAGCGGAATGTTTTATAACAATAGGGGGAAGCAGATATAATTTCATGCAGGCAATTAATGTAGAGGCAAATTTTGAAAGAACAAAAACAGAGGTAGCAATACTTGGCAAGACGGGAGTAGGGAATAAATCAACTGGTTGGAAAGGAACAGGTTCGGCAACATTCCATTATAATACTAGCATCTTTAGAAAGATGATGCTGGATTTTAAAGATACAGGAGAGGACGTCTATTTTGAAATGCAAGTTACAAATGAAGACCCAGCATCTTCCGTAGGACGTCAAACAATTGTATTAATAGATTGTAATATTGATGGTGGAGTGCTTGCGAAGTTTGATGCTGATGGTGAGACACTAGATGAAGATATGGATTTCACGTTTGAAGATTTCAAAATGCCAGAGTCCTTTAAAAATTTAGAAGGAATGTTATAGGAGGGATAGTATATGGCAAATTTAAAATTGTTTTTAAAAGGAAATAAGATAAAGAAAGAAAATGTGGAGTATGCACCAACGCAGTCTTTAGTTGATGAAAAAGGAGATGCCGTTAAATGGGAATTTAAAGCACTGTCAACAAAAGAAAGTGAAGAAATAAGAGAAGATAGTATGGTTGAGGTGCAAGTAAAAGGAAAGCCAAATCAATATAGACAGAAATTGGGAAGCGGATATATGCAGAAGCTAATTGCGGCCAGTGTAGTATATCCAAATCTTCATGATGCAGAATTACAAAATTCATATGGTGTCATGAAAGCGGAAGACCTACTTATGGAATTGATTGACGACCCAGGTGAATATGGCGAGTTAGTAGTATTTGTTAATAAATTATGTGGTTTTACTTCCATGGAAGACAAGGTGGAAGAAGCAAAAAACTAATAAATGAAGGCGATAGTGAGGCGAATTTTGCGTACTATTGTCTTCACAAGTTAAAAATGTTACCCTCTCAATTCATGGAGTTAGATGAGCATGAGAAGGCTTTTGTTATAGCAGCAATACAGATAAAAATAGATACTGAAAAGAAGAGGGCGAAAGAGGCGGAGCGAAAATCAAAAAGAAAGGGGCGTTAAACAATGGCAGGGTTAAGCACATCAGTATCAATACAGGACCAAATGACGGCACCATTGATGCGAATAATAAATTCGATGAATGCAACAATAAGTTCATTTGAGCGGATGCAAAAGGCGAGCGATGCTAGTTTTGACAATTCCTCTTTTGACTCTGCAAGAGCAGAAATAGACCAAACAACAGTAGCTGTAGAAGAGTTGAACGCAGCAATAGTAGAAACTGCTAGTGTTCAAATAGATAATCCATACAGCGAGATAACCGAGGAAGTCAATAGGGCAAATGAAGGAATTATAAACAATAGAAGTTCTCAAGAAGATTTTAACAATGAGATACAAAAAGGTGAGAATAATGCCAGTAATTTAACAAAGAAGATAATGGGTGCTGTGGCAGCATATGCCAGTATTCAAGCCTTGAAAAATGTAATTAATTTGTCAGATGAATTAACCCAGACAACATCGAGATTGAATTTGATGAATGATGGATTGCAAACGACAAAAGATTTGCAAAATATGATGTATTTATCTGCACAGAGGGCGAAAGGGTCTTATCAAGCAACGGCAGACGCAGTATCTAAGCTAGGGTTAAACGCAGGAGATGCCTTTGAGTCCACGGCTGAAATTGTCGCCTTTTCTGAACAATTGAATAAGCAGTTTAAAATTGCAGGTACAGAAACCACGGCTATGAAAGGTGCAATGACTCAAATGGTTCAAGCATTGGGTTCTGGTGTTCTTCGAGGAGATGAATTGAATAGTATTTTTGAAGCTGCACCAACGATAATCCAGACCATAGCAGACTATATGGAGGTTCCTATCGGTTCAATTAAAGAAATGGCATCAGAGGGGCAATTAACTGCTGATATTGTAAAGAATGCGATGTTGTCCGCAGCAGAAGAAACCAATGCAAAATTTGAAACCATCCCAAGGACATTTAGCGACATAGGAACGAGTATAAAAAATACTGCACTTATGGCTTTTCAGCCGATACTTGAAAAATTGAATGAGATAGCAAATAGCGAAGAGTTTAATTCAATGGTAAATTCATTAATTAATGGGATTAGCTTTATTGGCCAGACGATTTTGATTATTTATGATTTGATAGAACCAGTACTGTTAGGAATATTTAATTGGTTTGGCCGAATAGGAGAGAAAGCCAGTACAATTGCGACATACATTACAGAAAATTGGTCCAAAGTTGCACCTGTAGTAGCTATAATAGCCACTATTCTAGGTGTTTTAGCGTTTGCATATATCGCTGTGCAGGCAGCACAATTAGCTGCAACAGCAGCACAGTGGCTACTCAATACAGCGTTATTTGGATGTCCTATAGCGTGGATAATAATTTTAATCATCGCCCTTGTTGTTATTATTTTTGCAGTAGTGGATGCAATTAATAAATTAACAGGTTCTTCCATAAGTGCTATAGGGGTTATATGCGGTGCATTGGCAGTTGCTGGTGCTTTTATCGGAAATCTATTTATAGCAGTCATTAATTTTGTGATAGACATTTTTGTTATCTTGTGGAATTATATAGCAGCATTTGCTAATTTTTTCGGAAATGTATTTGACGACCCAATCGCATCAATTGCACGTTTATTTTTCGACTTAGTAGATACTATATTAGGGCTGTTAGAATCAGTTGCATCTGTAATTGATACGCTATTTGGCTCAAATTTATCTGGAGCAGTAGGAGGCTGGAGAGATGATTTGAGTGGCTGGGTAGATAAAACTTTTGGTCAAGGTGAAGAAATAATGGCGAAGGTAAGTGGCGAAGAGTGGAAATTAGACCGTTTTGAATATGATAAAGCATGGGATGCAGGGTATAATTTTGGCGAGGGAATTGACGAGAAAATTTCAGAATTTGACCCCACCAGTCTTTTTGATAACAATATACCAGGTCCTGATGATTACACAATGGACTGGGGAGATTATGGGAATAGTGGATATGAGAGTGTACCAGAAAGTTCAGCAGGTACAGCGGCTAATACAGCAGACATAAAAGATACCTTAGACATTACAAGCGAGGATTTAAAATACTTAAGAGATATTGCGGAAATGGAAACAGTAAATAGGTTTACGACAGCGGAAATTAAAGTTGAAATGACGAATAATAACAAAGTTGAAAATAACATGGATTTAGATGGAATTGTGGATTATTTAACGACAGGTGTAAATGAAGCATTAAAACAAGCGGCAGAGGGGGTACATGCATAGTGTATTGTTTTTATTTTGATAAGTTGTTATTACCTGTGGCTCCTCCGAGTTTGGAGATGAATATAGGTAATAATAATAAACAAATGGTGGCGATAAACGAAGGACAAATAAACATACTTAGACAGGCAAAATTAACAGAGGTTAGCTTTGAAATACTTTTGCCTAATGTAAAGTATCCTTTTGCTAAGTATCCAAATGGATATTATCCAGCGACTTATTATTTGAAACGGTTAGAAGAATTGAAAGTAAATAAAAAGCCATTTCAATTTATAGTTTCTCGTAAATATCCGAATGGAAAAGTATTATTCGATACGAACATGAAGGTATCGCTAGAGGAGTATAAAATAAAGGAAAAATCCGGCTTTGACGTGACAGTATCTATTAAACTACGGAAATATCAAGATTATTCTATTAAGGAATGTAAGGTAACAGTTCAAAATTACAAGCCAGTCGCAACAGTGGCTTCTAGTGGAAGAACTGGCAGAGAGGCTCCAGTGAGTGCACAATCTTATACAGTTGTTTCTGGTGATTGTTTATGGAATATAGCAAAGAAGTATTATGGTAATGGTTCTTTATACCCTAAAATATGGGAGGCTAATCGTGACAAGATAAATGACCCTAATTTGATTTTTCCTGGCCAAGCTTTAACGATACCAGTATAGGAGGTTCAAGATGAATGTAGAATTAATAATACAACGTGGTGAAAAAGTGTATGAACCTACAATAGTTGATAAAATTGACTGGAAAACAGAAAGATACGGAGTGCCAGGACAACTTAAATTCAATATTCTGAAAAGTGATATCCAGTTTGAAGAAGGGGATGCAGTTAGACTTAAAATTAATGATAAAAATGTCTTTTATGGGTTTATTTTTACGAAGAAAACAAATAAAGATATGACAATAGGTATTACAGCATATGACCAGTTGAGATATTTAAAAAACAAAGATACATATGTCTATAAAAATAAGAGAGCTGATGAAGTGGTAAGAATGATAGCAGATGATTTCCAATTACAACTTGGAGAGTTAGAAAATACCTCTTATATTATAGCAAGTAAAATTGAAGACAATACAACACTATTTGACATAATACAAAATACTTTAGATGATACGATTCAGTATTCAAAGGAAATGTTTGTTTTATTTGATGATTTTGGGAAATTAAGTCTTAAAAATATAAGAAATATGGCGGTGGGATTATTAGTGGATGAAGATACAGCAGAAAATTTTGATTATACATCTAGTATAGATTCCGAAACATATAACAGGGTAAAACTTGCGTATGAAAATGAAGAAACTGGTACAAGGGACATCTATATATCCCAACACGGAGAAAACATGAATAAATGGGGCATATTGCAATATTTTGATACATTAAAAGAAGGGGAGCAGGGCAAGCAAAAAGCCGATGCTCTTCTTTCTTTGTATAATCGAAAGACTAAAAATCTAAAAATCACAAATGCATATGGAGATTTAAGAGTTAGAGCAGGCAGCATGATACCAGTTCAATTTGATTTAGGAGATGCAAAATTAAACAATTACATGATAGTAGAAAAGTGTACTCACAAATTCGAGGAAACAGTGCATCTGATGGATTTGGTTGTGAGAGGGGGAGATTTTATTGCTTGATAGCAATGACTTAGTAAAGACGATAAAAACAGTAGCGATTGAAGCTATGGCAGCTAACAAACCAATGCAACTAGTATTCGGGACAGTGATGGAAGAAAATCCTCTAAAAATAAATGTAGAACAAAAAATGTTACTGGATAATGAATTCCTTATAGTTCCACAACATTTAACAGATTACAAAATAAGAGTAGGAGTTAATTGGCAAGTTGAGACGGATACTATGCAATATTCCCACACTCATGTATCCAATGTAAATGTTTCTTTTGTGGAAAATCAAAAAAATCAATCAGAGACAAGCACGGAGAAAAACGGAGAGCCAGAGCATATGCATGATGTGAAATATACTCATGATGTAAATCTTAACTTGAATGGAAACTTTAGTGCAACAGTGGCAACTGATACATTGAATTACTCGCATAGTCATGGTATGAGTGGAAAAAGAGAAATGACAATATATAATGCATTAAAAAAGGGTGAGGAAGTAATCTTGATACAGAAACAAGGAGGACAGCAGTACATAGTATTAGACAGGGTGGTGAAGCAATGATACCGAATAATGGAGCGGTTATAAGTAGTGAATTTGAAATAGCAGAACAGCCAACCAAGACATATCGACTTAATATAAATAGAGAAACGATAAGTGGTTATGGTGATGGAATTGAGGCGATGGTACAAGCTATCTATAAAATTCTAAATACAGAGCGTTTTGACTGGATTATTTATAGCTGGGATTATGGCATAGAGTTGAGTGATCTATATGGACAAGATATCTCTTATGTGTGCCCAGAATTACAACGGCGGATTGAAGAAGCTTTGTTGCAAGATACGAGGATAAAGGAAGTTTTTGAATTTGAGTTTGACACAAGCAAGAGAGGGATTGTAAGTACTAAATTTAGGGTGCAAACCATATATGGGGAAACAAATGCAGAAAAGGTGGTGAATATATAAACATGTATGAAGATATTACTTTTGAGGTTTTGCTAGAGAGAATGTTGGCGAGAACGCCGAATGATGTAGATAAAAGGGAAGGCTCAATAATATATGATGCTCTAGCACCAGCAGCAATTGAGTTGCAAAATCTGTATATAGCTTTTGATGTGGTAATGAATGAAACATTTGCTGATACAGCGAATAGGGAGAACTTAATAAAGCGGTGTTATGAAAGAGGGATAGAACTAATGCAGGCTACAAATGCGTTGGTAAAAGGTGAATTCAACATGAATATTCCTATTGGAACACGTTTTTCATACGAATTACTAAATTTTATAGTGTTGGAAAAAATAGAAGATTATACTTACAGGCTTGAATGCGAAACAGCAGGTATAGAGGGAAATATTCGTACTGGATCACTTATCCCTATTAATTCAATAAGTGGTTTGACAAGGGCTGAGATTGTGGAATTATTAGTACCTGGAGAAGACGAGGAAGAAACCGAAACATTAAGAGGTAGATACATGGCATCCTTGGAAACGCAAGCATTCGGTGGCAATATCGCAGATTATAAACAGAAAATGAAACAATTAAACGGTGTAGGAGGAGTGAAAGTATACCCAGCATGGAATGGCGGAGGAACTGTTAAATTAGTTGTGATCAATGCAATTTGGGAAAAGCCAAGCGAAGCTTTAATAAAAGAATTGCAAAATGAAATAGATCCACTGGAAGATCAAGGAACGGGGTTAGGAATTGCACCAGTTGGACATACAGTGGCTATTGTTTCCGTTGAAGAATTAACGATAAATGTAGCAATGTCTTTAGTCTTGCAAGCTGGTTTTACATGGAATGATGTAGCAACAAATATACAGTCTAGTTTAGATAATTATTTCAAGGAGGTTAATTCGCAATGGGCTGATGAAGAGAATACGGTTATTAGAATAAGTCAAATTGAAAGTAGGATTTTAGATTTGCCGAATGTGGTGGATGCTTCGAATACAACTTTAAATGGCGCAGAAAACAATATTGTTTTAGGCGTTAATCAGATTGCAAAAAGGGGGAGTGTAATTGGAACGGCTACTTATTGATTATCTTCCTAATTTTTTGAAAGAGGCTTATGAATATAAGGAAATAATGGCAACAGAGCAACCAGAATTTATATTGGCGTGGAAAAAAGCAACACAAGCGAAAGACGACCAATTTCTTCAAACTCTAACATTAAGCGGTATTGAGCGTTGGGAAAAAATGATGAAGATACAGCACAAGTATACAGATTCTATAGAAGATAGGCGATTTAGAATATACTTGAGAATGCTAGAAAAACCACCGTACACATATGAATATTTGGTTGAAAAATTAAAGAATATCTGTGGAAAAGGTGGTTATTACATAAATCTTGATACAGATAATTTTTACTTAGAAATAAGGCTTTCTTTGCATAGAAAAAACAACATAGAAGATGTAAGAGAATTGCTAGATCGAATTTTACCAGCAAATATAAAATTATTTTTAGATTATATGTATAACAAGCATGAACAATTAACTGTCTACACTCACAGGAAGTTAGGTAAGTCGACGCATGAACAATTAAGAGAGGAGGTACTTACATAATGGCAACAAACACAAAAAATTATAAACTAATAAAACCAGATATAGACGATTTTTATGATATAGAAGATTTTAATAAAAATGCGGATGCGATTGATACTGAAATGAAAAAAGCAGAAAGTGCAGTTGCGGACTTGGAAAGCAAGAAGTTAGATAAGACGGGCGATGCATCAAACGCTGTAGTAGTATTTTCGCAAGCGAGTTCAAGAACAGCACTTGCCAGTGAGGAAACAATGAAGTCTCTATTTGGAAAAACTGCAAAGTGGTTAGTCGACCTTAAAGCAATTGCTTTTACAGCAAATTATAATGATTTGACCAATATACCTAATTCATTTACACCGACAAGCCATAACCATGATAGTTTGTATTATCAAAAAAGTGTTGTAGATACACATACAGAAAATAGTACGATACATATAACGGCTTCTGAAAGGACTGCTTGGAATGCAAAAGCAGGAACCACAGCGGCAAGTACAAGTGCAAATGGCTTAATGACTTCCGCAGATAAATCTAAATTAATTGGAAATGGCTTTTAAAGGGCATTTTGCAATAATCAAAAAAGCTAGTGTTTACAATGGATTGAGTAGAGTTTTTAAGTGAAAGTTAAGAGTAAATAAAAAAGTGAAACTGTCGCCAGTTAGTAACAAGCTAGTGACAGTTAATCTTTTCGATTTCTTTACGGAGAAATTCAGTATCTTTATGTGTATATACCCTATCTGTGAAGTCAGTAATACTATGCCCCATTAGTAGCTTACGTGCTAAAGGGTCTGCATTGGCATTACTTAGTAAAGTAGCAAAAGTATGGCGACAATCATGCGGCGTGTGTTTGCCTTTAATGCCTAGACTGTTCAGTGTGCTCTTGAAGGCATCTCTGTAGCGGTCAGTAGACAACATAACTAGATGAGACTTAGAAACGTCATATAAAGCTTCTATGAATGGCAATATCTTGGAATGTATTGGCACAACTCTATTTTTGCCTGATTTAGTCTTTAACCCTCCAGTCATGGTTTTATCAATCAAGGAGATATCAGATAAAGGCATTTTAAGAAACTCATTAATTCGCCAACCAGTATATATCAGAATCAAGATAGTATCTATTATTGGCAAATTTTTATTGTTCCATAATATTTCAATTTCCTCTGCGGTAAATGGTGTACTGGGTTTATCATCTTCAACTTTATTAATTTGGATAAAATCAGCATAATTTTTTTCTATGATGTCAAATTCTAAGGCATACTTAAATACTTGCTTGAGTAAGTTCGTAATCTGCTCAATGGTCGCCCTAGATAGATTAGGGCTATCTAGTATAGCTTGCATGTGCGAAGCCTTAATATCGGTCATAAACATCTCATAGAGGGGCTTACATTTGGCATAAGCTGCTCTAGTACATTTTACTAGACTGTTAGAATATGCTTTGTTGGGATTGTTGAACTTCCTTTTGTGCCAAAGGTCATATACTTGTGAAAAAGTGTAATCTACATTTGATACTTTCGGACGCTGATATTTAATGATTGTTTTAGTGTTGTTATTTTGGTTATACATGGTTAAAGCGGTAAAAGCACTCATCCAATCTTCAAAGTAGCCGATAGTTTCATATACTGGATGCCCTTTATCATTAAACTTGATTGTCTTTCTAGCATGAAATGGTCTACGTCTGTTGCCTGATAGTCTAGCGATAGAACCAAAGCCATTTGGTAGTCGTACGTGTTTCATAGATTTGTTTGTATTTGGTTCTAGTGAAATGTTTGCCATTATATCAATCCTTTCTTAAAAAAGGGTACAAAAAAATACACCCTTTCATATTGTGGGTGTATATGATATAATATCCTTGTTCAGAGGGTTCTTATAGCATATACATTATGTTTATAAGTTCTTTCAAAGCCGCTTCCTATTAGCGTAGGGGGTGGCTTTTTTACTGCTTAAATTTCTACTTATTAGGTTTCTTCTTGTACTTTTCTACAGATGTTAGTTCTATCGCTCTGCTACCAACTTCATGAATACCCTTATCATTTAAATATTGAAAAGTTTGCATAACAGTATGAAGAGTATCGGTGCCAGCACGGTTTAAAGTGTCATATTGTTCTATGAACTTCTGCTTATTGTATTCTTTTAGTTCTTCGATTGTCATGTTGTTAGTCTTCTGAACAATATTGATAGATGTGCCATCGGTTATGTCAGTAATTCGAGAATTTGGAAAAGCTTCAACTATTCTTTGCAGTGTTTTATCTTTTTTAAATTCGAAAAATTCAGATATTGGAACTTCTAAAGCTATTGCCACTTTATTGACTGTCTCTATCTTGGGATTAGCTTTACCTAGTTCATATTGCCTTATTTGAACTTCATTAATACCGCATAATTCCCCTAATTTTTTTTGTGTCAGCCCTTTTTCCTTTCTGATACGTTTAATATGTTCGCCTATAGTCACTCTTTCACCCTCTTTCTGAAAATAGTATAACATGTAAGAGTAAAAAGTAACAGAAGAAAAACATTCGTTTTGATGTTGACAGAAGTAAAAAGTTCTGTTAAAGTAATTGTAGCAGAACAAAAAACTTCTGTCAATACACAAATAGAAAAGAGGTGAATAGGTGAGGATTGACCGAAAGAAATTAGTATGTGCCATGCTAGACGCTGACCTAAACGCAAAACAGTTAGCTGAAAAAATAGGCGTATCAAGAGCAACAGTGTGTTCTATTAAAAATGGTAAGTCATGCAGTGAGATAACTGCGCAGAAGATTGCTGATGGTTTAGGGCTGCAACTAAAGAACATTATTGAATGGAAGTAATAGGGAATAGGAGGACAAAGAATGGAAAAACAAGTATTAGATGTTAATGAAGTATGTGAGTTATTACAGGTAAAAGTAAGTAAAGCATATCAGATTATAGACCAGTTAAACAAAGAACTGGCCGAAAAAGGCTTCATGACTGTAAGGGGCAAAGTTCCTAGAGCGTACATATGTGAACGCTTTTTCGGTGTAAAAATTGGAGTAGGGGCAGGTGAGTAAATGCCAAGCATGAAAGAAAGTGCTTTGAATTATGCAAAAATGGGACTAGCTGTATTTCCAGTAAAAGAAAGAAGTAAGTACCCAGCTACACAAAATGGTTTTAAAGACGCAACAACGGATTCAACAGTTATTAGTAACTGGTGGGACAAAAACCCCAACTATAATATAGGTATTGCAACAGGTGGCAGAAGTAACGGTATATTTGTTATTGATTTGGACATTGACGAGGATAAGGGGCTTGATGGTTTAGAAGAGTTGAAAAGCTGGGAAAACAATAACGAACTATTACCTGATACTTGCCAGTCGATAACTGGTAGGGGTGGCATTCATTTATTTTATAAAAGCAATCAAAATATCAAGTGCAGGACAAACCTATTAAGGGGGATTGATATTAGGGGCGAGGGGGGATATATTGTTGCTCCGCCGTCTATGCATGAAAATGGTCGTCAATATGAATGGGAACAATCGCTAGAAGAATTTGTTTTGGAGGAAGCGAATGCTACCGTGTATCAATTTCTTAATCAAGCAAAGGCTACTACAGAAAAGAAAGCATCTTACAGCGTACCGAATGAAATACAGCAAGGGGAACGTACTGCAACTATGTTTAAGTTGGTATCATCACTACAAGCAAAGGGCTTGACAGATGAAGCAATTAAGGCAGCAGTTAGTGCAGAGAATGAAACAAAATGTAACCCCCCTTTATCGGTTAAGGAATTAGAAAAAGAAGTATTTCCCGCTTTAAAGAGGTACGAAAAAGGCATACATTCTTATAAAAAAAATAATATTGAAAAAGGTTTTTTGTTAGATAGGCTGAAAAAAATAAAACCGGAAGACGTTTATACATGGGATGACAAGGGAAATGGTGCATTATTTGCAGATGTTTTTAAGGATAGATGCAGATTTAATATAACGGCTAAAGAATGGTATCAATACAATGGCAAGAACTGGCTTGAAGATACTGGAGGTATGGAAGTAAGTATATTAGCGAAACAGTTGGCAAACGAATTATTGTTATATAGTTTCAGCCTTGAGGAAACCAAAAAAGAGCCTTACCGAAAGCATATCATGAGGTTAGGGCAATTACGGTACCGAAAAACCATGATAGAAGATGCAAGGGATAAATACTATATATCGGCTGATGATTTGGATAAAGACCCTTACCAATTTAACTGTAAAAATGGAGTGCTAAACTTGAAGACATTTGAGTTCAAAGAACATAATTCAAGTGATTTATTATCTAAGATTAGTAATGTTGTTTATGACCCCAAAATAAGAAGTACGGATTTCATAAATTTTATGGAGCAAATTATGCAAGGGGATAAAGACAAGATAGATTATTTACAAAAAATACTAGGCTATGCTTTAACAGGAGATACAAGAGAGGAATCGGCTTATTTTCTTTATGGTGCGACTACAAGAAATGGAAAAGGTACACTAATGGGTACATATGATTATATGATGGGAAGTACCGAGGGGTATGCTATGAATATTCTACCGGAAACGTTAGCACAGAAGAAAAGTAAAGATAGTCGACAAGCAAGCGGAGATATAGCAAGGTTGAAAAGTTGTAGATTTTTAAATATGTCCGAGCCTCCTAAAAGAATGATATTTGATGTAGCATTATTTAAAACATTGCTGGGACGTGACCCAATAACAGCTAGGCATTTGCGAGAGCGAGAATTTGAATTTCAACCTATTTTCAAGTTATTTATCAATACTAATTTCTTACCAGTTATGACGGATGATACAGTATTTACAAGTGGGAGAGTGAACGTTATCACCTTTGATAAGCATTTTAATGAACTAGAGAGGGATAAGGGATTAAAGGAACGCTTGCGACAGGCTGAAAATATATCAGGGGTATTTAACTGGTGTATTGAGGGGTTAAAAAGTTTTTACCTTATGGGAGCAACACCTCCGGCAGCAGTACAAGCATCAACAAATGAATATCGTTCAAATAGTGATAAGATAGGTAATTTTATTGAAGAGTGTTTAGAAGTATCGGAGAGAAATATAAAAGCAAAAGATGTGTATGATGAGTTCAATACGTGGTGTACCTCTTACGGGTATGGGGCAGAGAACAAAGGGAATTTTTTTGCTGAATTGAAAGCCAAGGGATTGTTGGCATCACAAGGCAAAATAAACGGAGTAGCATATAAGAATGTTGTAAAAGGGTACACGATAGGGAAGTGGAAAAATGTAAATTTTAGCTTTGAAGATATAAAGGGTAGGTAAAAGAGGTAAAAAAAATGTAAACCCCTTGTAGTTTGATATATAGATTTCTTACATAAAATTTACCTCTTTTACCTACCCATAGAAAAAAGTCAGTAAAATCAAGGGTTTCAACGATTAAGTAAAAAAATGTAAAATGCTAAAAAATCAAAAAAGTTTATAGAAATTTTATAATTAGATTGAGTAGTTGGAAAATAAGAAGAAAAAAGGAGAATAAAAAATATGGCAAGATTTGTAGAGATAGAAGAAAGATATGTAAATGTAGAAAGTATAGTAAGTATAGTTGATTATGGTGAGATGGTAACGATATGGCATAGTAGTGGAGATTGTCGGCAAGTGTCAACTTCCTATGTAGATGAAATAATAGGCAGAAATCACATAGCTCAAATAACCCCAGTTACAACCCCATTAGTAGCAATATATCATAGTGGAGCAAGGGCGATTGTTACACATTTAGCTTTAACAGCAAGTGGAGATGTGCGACCGTTAGGATTGATAGGCGGAGGATGTGGCTTTTTAGATGAATATGATTTTATGAACCTAACACACAGCACAGCACTAAATCCCAGCAATTAATTAGCAGTTAGCTACAGGGGAAAAACATAGCTGCTATGCCGTATGTTAATTATATGATAGCATAATCAGCCTAGGAGGTAAAGGAGGATTTTATATAGCGATGAAAGAGATACTACAACAGTTAATTCAAGAATTGATAAAAATGTCTATATTGGAGTTACAAGAGTTTAGGAGTGTTTGGCTACTGGAATTGGAGCAACTAAAGGTTCCAGCAAGTTCAAAGATAATATGCAGTAAATTAATAGAGCAAGTCATTGAGATAAAGGAAAGCGAGGTAATGTAATAATGGGTGCAAGTGGAACAATGAATATAAACGGTCATGAATTTAAGATTATCGGACAAGTAGAAAGCGGACAGCTAGGGAAAAGTATACCAATGTTAGACATTCCTATGATGTCAGATGAACGTTGGCAAGAGTTATGTGTTGAGAGTGCAAGAAAATATTTTGTTGAAGAATTTGGAAGAGAGCCAGCAAGTGACAAAGAAGCCTTAGACTGGAACAGAAGAAAGGGTAATGAACTCATAAGTAAAAATATAGCACTAGATGATATTGTAATTATGGATACATTCAAGGGAACACCACCAAATGAAACAAAGCTATTAGATGCACAGCAATATTATACCAAGCATGGCAAGTTGAAAAGTGAGATTATTCTATCAAATAACAAAGTGTTACTTGATGGCTATACAAGCTATATTGTAGCCAAGAATGAGGGATTGAAAGAAGTACCATTTACGGAGGGAGTTCTTGAGGTTATTGTTGGAACTCATAAAGGCAGTAATAAGCGGTATGAATGGAAAGTTCCACAAGAACTGCAAAGAACCATCAAAGCAGGCGATACGGTCAAAGTACACACGCAAAGAGGTATCAGAACAATAACAGTAGTTTACAGCAAAAGCCTTTTAGCAGTTGCACCAGACATGAAATTAAAATCAATACATAGAAGTGAGGCACATTGATTGATAAAAATAAAAGTATCATACACAACGCAAAAAGACCTTGATAAAGTGCTGAAACTGCTGCACCCTATAATAGTATCATATAAGATAGCAAAGAGCAGTACAGGGCGATTTAAGAAAGCATACATAGATATAAAAGAGTAATCTAATAGGGGGTTTTAAGTGCGAAAACGATATATAAAAGTAATTGAAACCCTCTTATATACTGGATATTTGCTTGCATACCCCCCTTAGATATGATATAATTAATACATAGAATAAATAAAATATAAGTACCCCTTGCGATACCATCCGATTGCAAGGAAGCCGTATATTAAGGCGTGGGAATAGTTTTACTCATTAGAGTATGCTGTTCTTGCGTCTTTTTTATTTGTTCTAATCCTTTTCGATAATCAAAAAACAATCTACGATTTATGAAAAAAAATAGTCCACTGGACGTAAAACAGGAGATGAAAAATGGAAGAGAATCAAGAAACAAAAACAGGGGAAAAGACCTTTTCACAAGAAGCAGTTAACCGTATTGTTAGCGAGCGATTGGCAAAGGAGCGTTCAAAAGGAGACCCTGACCTAGAAAAGAGAGCGCAAGAGTTACAACAAAAAGAAAATAGGCTATATGCAAAGGAAATGTTAATTGATAGAGGTTTATCAGTTGAATTGCTAGATGCCTTAAATTGCTCTGATGAGGAGACAACCAAAAAGAGCATTGAAGTAATAGAAAACATTATGAAAACAACAAAATCAAGCCCTATAACGCTTCGAGGGGTTGAGCCTGGCAATCCATCAAATGGAGCCAAAGAAAGCGGCAACAGGTCGCTCCGCGAAGCTATGGGGCTACACAAATAAAGGAGCGTAAAACATGGCGATACAATTAGTAACACAGTTTTTGCCGTATGTAGATGAAATATTTACAACGGAAAGTAAGAAATCAATCTTAACGAATAGTGATTTGGATTGGACAGGAGCACATACAGTTAAGGTATATAAAGTAAGTACATCATCAATGAATGATTACAATAGAAATCCAACAACAGGGTTCACGGGTTCAAGGTATGGACAAATACATGATTTAGATGCTACAACACAAGAATTTACATTGCGTAATGATAGGTCTTTCACTTTTGCTATTGATAAGTTGGATACAGACGAGACAGCACGTCAGTTGCAAGCAGGTACAGCACTAGCGAGACAGCTACGAGAAGTAGTAGTTCCCGAAGTAGATACTTATGTATATAGTGAGATGTGCGAGGGTGCAGGGCATAAGCCTGCCGCAAAAGCATTAACAGCTACTAGCATCTATACAGATATCATTGAAGCGAATGTTATTCTAGATAATTCAGAAGTACCTGAAACAGGGCGAATTATTGTAGTAACACCTGATATATATGTTTTATTGAAGAAGTGTAAAGATATTATGATGGAAACAGATATTGCTAATGATATGCGGTTAAAGGGTGTAGTTGGTATCTTAGACGGTGCGTCAGTTATCAAAGTGCCATCTAATAGATTGCCTGACAAATTCGGCTTTATGATTGCACATCCAGTGGCAACAGTGGCACCAACTAAGCTGGAAGATTACAAAATACATGAAGACCCTCCAGGGATTAGCGGTTCATTAGTAGAAGGGCGTATATGTTATGATGCGTTTATACTAGAGAATAAAGCAGTAGCAATATATTACCAAGAACAACAATAACATAATATTTGTAAATGCCCTAGTCCTTCATTTCCTCCGATTGACTGGGGCATTTTAATAAAGAGGGGTAAGAATATGAAAAATATAAATAAGCTACTGGGAAAGGCTCAACGATTACCTCCAAGTATAAGGGTCGACTACGATATGTCAAAGCTATCAACGAAGGAGTTAAAAGAACTTATCAGTGAAACAATAACAGAAGAACGATTTAAAGAGATATTAGAGCCAGTGAGGATAGAAAGGGGTTGACTGTATGGCGGAAATCAGATTGAAAACAAAAACACCTACAGAGGTAAGACGAACACTAAATAGAATAATGAATATGGTTGCGAATGATAAAATGGACGCTAAAGTAGCGAATACGATAATAGTAGGCTGCAATGCGGTGCTATCATCAATAAGGACAGACGACCAACAAAAAAAGATTGAAGAATTGGAGAGAATATTAAATGAAAAACTATAGAAATCATGAAGGGTATCATGACCCTACAGCAGGTGAAGCAATTAAAAATATAAACAGGAAGTTCCGAAATCGCTTAAATAAGCCACTTGCATATAAAATAGGGGAAGTGGCAAAGGTGCAACTGGTAAAAGGAGGAGTAATTAAAGTTACCACCTTGAAAGATGATGAAAATACAAAATAGGGGCATATAGCGATTTTAATACAAAAGGCACACAATACTAGGGTGAAGGGGTTTGAATTGAAAATAGGGGAGAAATATTAGCGAAGAATATATAACTAAAAGCATATTAAAGAAATGCTATTACAAAAAGATACTAGAATAATTTCAACATAGCGTTCAGTCAAGATAAAAAGGGTCAAATTTCAATCTTATAGCCTTTAGGGTAATTGTTAGCCTAAGAGATTTAAAATGGTTTTTTGGCTAAATTATAAGCGATTGAATGGATTATTCTAAATCAATTTGGAAGAAGAAATTTATCAATGTTTCATAGGGGGGAACTGGCTTTGAGGTTGAAGCCGTTGTTTAGGGAAAAGGCGAATAAAAATCAGGGAACAAGAAGTGATTTAAACTTTTTACAGAAATCTGTAAAAAGTGAAAAAGTTAATACTCAAAAAGAAATCGCC